ATCATGTATTCGTCGATGGACTCTGGTTCAAACCCAGCGCAGTAGGCTAGACCACGACAAGCCTCCGTGAAGTTTGCCATGTGTGGTAATTGAAACTCAATCTCTGCGTGTTCAATGGTGTCGAGGGTTGGCATTGTATTGGTGTATGTAAGTTTAATCATAGCTATAGAAACATTGGTTCAAAGAAGGCAACCTTGGAACTGTAGACAACACCACAGCCAACGATTGGTTTGGCGGCATACACTCTTCCGTAGTTCATGGACGGGTGGTCATGTTCTACGCCACATCCTACCTGCATACCAAAGACACACTCATGTTGGTTGGCGTGATATACTAGGCCAGCCTGGGCGTGTAGGTGTCCTTGAACGAGAGAGTTGAACTCAGCTACGGCATTCTTATATGCAGCTTGTTGTCCACCCTTACCCTTGTCTCCGTGTCGGTAGATGACATCATCAATTACTAGATCGTGATAGCGAGGGTGGATTGTCCAACCGTCTAGTTGCCACAGGGACTTGAAGTCTTTCATCAGATGCTCTGGTATGCCTATGGTCTTAGCCTTACGGGACGGCAGGTCACTATGGTTACCCTTGAGGTAGTCTACGGATGGGAAGGCTTTGTGTAGCCTCCTAACCTGCTTAAATGCCTCTGCAAACTCATCCTCTGCACTTGGCATGGACGGGTCTTTCTCGTGGTAGGATATGGAGTTCCAATCTACTAAGTCACCAATGTGAACAACCCTGTTACACTTGTGCTTCTTCTCTATCTTCTTTAAGAACTTGATGTAGTCTTTGTGCATCGCTGGGCAATGCGTGTCACCGATAATAAGGACTGTGTTTTTCTTAGGCATATTAGTAGTATTGGTTTTGGTTTGTGAGCTACATGCGCTCGCGGTTTGTGTAGCTAAATGTTCCCATAGGCTCCCATCGCTCCCTACCCTGTATCACCCACTCTTCTAGGTAGGCTAGGTCGTCGGAGTATAGGGGTGGCTCAGAGACGATGGAGGTAAACCCATCAAACTCTAATGCATCATTGGTATTAAACTTGACGATAACATCACAAGACTCAGCCTTGTCATTGTCCATATTGAGCATGTAGGTGTATTTCATAGTGTTGGGTGGGTTGGAACGTAGTCTGTGGCTGGTTTGATTAAACCTTTCTTGGTGCATTTGTATACGGTGCGGCAGCACTCGTCTTGAAAGTCTTTGATGACTTGCCAGTCACTCTCTGATCTGCTGGCCTTGTTGTCATTGATGAGAATCTGAGCTTCGTCTTCTAGTAGTTCTTTGTCTTGGTGGCGTTCGATGAATCTGGTGCAAGCCCCCGTCACCTGTCGGTATTTAGTTAGTGCTTTGTCGTTCATAGTTATTTAGATTTATCAATCATTGCGGAGGCACGATCGTTCATGTCCTGCATCCATCCTGGTTTGTGTGAGATTGGTCTGTCATCAACGCAGTTACCAAACATTTGAGAGTCACGAAGAACTGCTAGCCCTGTCATGGCGTGAGCTATGTGATGCTCTCCAGAGTCTGGGTCTAAGTCTTCGCCCTCATACCAAGCGGTCAAGTGCCGCCATACAGCATCGTAATAAACTGATGCCCTAACACCAGCGTCACGCCAGTTGTAAGCACCATACTTCAAGTCTCCGTGTAATTTAACCAAGCCACATTCCATAAGAACTGGTGCTGGTAGACCAGACATTGGGGCTTTGCGTATGCCAATCATGTCTTTTGGATTAGTGTCTTTGCTCTCTGTCATATCATTGTGGCAAGCAGGGGAGAGTTGCGTCTCCCCCGCCATGCGTCTTGGGGTTTAGTTAGGACAAGGGTTGGCAGTTAAAACGGGGCTTCAACTAACTCTGGCTCTGGTGCAACTGCTTCAGATGAGAAGTCATCCGCACCGCTGTTACCAGCTTCCGTTGGGTCTGGCTCTTTGGCGTAGCCAAGGTAATCGTCGAGGTAGTCCTGCAAGACGTTGTCGTAGTGGTCTGCGCGGGCGGCAGCTTCGTTGGACAGGGAGTTACTGACCACGGCGAAGAGAGGCTTCTTGAACTTCACAGCACCCTTCTTCTCGTCGGTTGCTTCCTTGACAGAAACAACTGTGTCGTTGTATAGACCGATGTCACCACCTACGCCATCGACGAACTCAATCCAGGCTGTAAGAGCAGCACCCTTAACTTGGAAGTTGATTAGCTCGTAGTCCTCTGAGCCTGTCTTAGCCATAGCGTAGATAGACTTGGTGAACTTGGCTCCTTGTGTAGCCTTAACGTCTGACCACGTGCCAGTGGCAACCATGCCGTCCTTGTTACGAACGGTTAGCTTGTCACCGATACCACGAACTTCGTTAGACCATAGACCAGTTTGTTTGGCTTCAGAGAAACCTTTAACTGTGTTGAGTTGATCTAAGACAATGAAAGCTGTCGAGATGGGCAGGTGCTTCTCTGTGCTTGCTTCTTTGTCCCAGTATTTCCAGTCGCCAGACTGCGTGTCCCACTCTAAGAATTTAGTGGCAGGGTTGGACGAGCCACCCCCAGTTGATGTGTTTCTTGTTCTACTCATAATATTGTATTGGTTGATGTTAGTTAAGTGTTTCTCAAACCTATTCCCCACTCTTTCGGAACAATAGGATTTAGTATCTCGACTACTCGCTTTGCACTTTTGCATATTGATTTTTTGGCCTCGTTATCAATAGAGGTAGTGTAATATAACGCGTCTTCAAAAAGATTCTGCAAAGGCCAATCTTTAGTCACTTCAATCTCTACTTGTCTAGACAGCCATCTTACTGGCTTAGGGCAATCTTCTTCGTCAAAACGATCCATAAAATTTTCAACATGCGTGCGTGGTAGCTTTACTGTTTTCATTTTATATATATTATTGATGTGTGTTAGTGTAAGGTCTATTGGTCGCTATACCATCCTGCTGAAGCTGCCATGCCTGAGCCTGCTATGATGCGTGATGCGACCTGCTGCCAATCGTTAGGCGCATACTCATGGTCGAACTCATCGACATAGCCAGTGCTGAAGCCACCGCCTACCTCTTTGATTTTCTTAGCGGTAAGCATCTTCTTACAAGCGTTAAGTGATTTGGCATAACCTATAACCTTTGAGTCTACCGATGCGCGGAACTTCATGTCTTCTTGGGGTGGTGGTGTTTCTAGTGTGATTTTCATTTTGTTTACGTTTGGTTTAGTTTAGTTTTTATGTGTCGCAGTTTGTGCGATGGTTATAGTTATGACAGGTCACCAAGGAAAGTCGAGAACTTTTTTCAATTATTTCGTAAACTCTTGATATTCAAAGATATTTAAATTTTAAGGTGTAGTGATTATTTGTTCACCAGTTTGCTTTTCTTCCTTTGATTGGCTGTGCGAACCTTGTGACAGGCCACACACACAACTTCTTGCTTGCCGTAGATCATATCTCTGAAGTGTGGGGTTAAGGTTTCTAGGGTTTGAACATCGGTGAAGGGTGTGATGCCATCTACGTGGTCAATCTCATACACACTCTTGGCTCGCTTCTCCAGGGTTCCGTCAATCTTGGTGCGCCTCTCTTTCTCTGATATGCCCATCTCCTTGCCACAGTCTACACAGACCACGACGAAGCGTTCTCTACCTGTAGCTGGGTTGATGCCGCGCTTACGAACGGACTGGATGAAGGTCTTGCGGGACGAATTGCGCCAGCAAGGTCTGAGGGCAGACTTAATCATGGTGCGGAACTTACCTTCCGTCATGCCTAAGACTGCATTGATTTCACCTCTAGCCATGTTGTGCTAACTCTTCTTCGGTTGGCTCGTAAGGCATCTCTGGCTCGTCTATCTGTGCTAGAAAGTGGGTGGTGTCCTTACCCATACGTTCGTGCGCTCCGATGAGAAGCTTGCGGTGTGCTTTGAACTCTGAAGAGTTGGGATGGTTTAAGCAAAAATACATTGCCCTGCCCATTACGTCCAGGGCTTCAAGCATTGTGTCTGCATATTGTCGTGCTTCGTCTAGGTCTGTTGTCATATTTCTTTTATATTAGTAATTGTGATTGGAACGTTCGTTTTCTTTAGTTTGTATCCTTTAGTCTTGCTACCAGTAGTCAAGCATTTAATTGCTTCGTCCTCGGTGTGTGCTGTTTTAATTGCACCACAGGGTGAGGGCATGTCTCGACGGGTGTATGTAATTCTGTAGCAAGGCATTAATGGAAACGTCCTATATGGTTCTTAAAGATGAACTTACCTTTCACGTCACGTGAACCTTCACGCTGCTTGGCTATGTTATACTTCAACGAAACGTAAGCCCCATGCTCTGCATCTACTCGCCTAGCCTCATCTACATCCTTGCCGTCAGGCCATAGAAGTAAGATGATGTCGGAGTCATTTTCAATGTCACCAGAATCCTTGAGGTCATACAGAGTAAGACCAGACTCACGCTTGGCTCCCTCACGATTGACCTGTGCCAACAGGAAGACAGGAACGTCCAACTCCATAGCCATAAGTTTCACTTGGTGTGAGACCTCGGCAATGCCGTCGTTCTTTTTCATCTTACGATCCCAAGGCACAAGCTGAAGGTAGTCTATGACAATCCATTCAATCTTGTGCTTGCGCTTATACATGCGAGCCTTGGCACGTAACTCATCCACACTTTTAACGTAGTGGTTGGTGAAGATGGGAGCCTCTGCCATCTTGTCCGTTGCTTCCCATACACGCTTCTGGT